CAGATAAATGTTGTTCTTTAATCTTTTTAACAGATTTAATTTTTCTAATATTTGCAATTGTTTCTGCTAATTTAATTTTTGTAACTTTGTCAGAAATTTTAGAACCAACTTCTTTTAATCCTTCTACCAATTTAGTTACCTCATTTGAAACATATTCACTTAATTTACCTGTGTTATTGATATTATTGATATATTCTTTCAATAATCCTTTTTGTTCGGTTGTAAGATTATTATATTTTTTATTAAATGATTCAACTAATAATTTGTATGATACTGCTCTTAAATCGCCATCTTGCTTTCTATATTCTTCTAAAACTGCATCTTTAATTTTTATATCCTTATTTTGAATAGAAGAATTGATAATATTTTCCGCAATTGTAAAACGAGATGATACGATATCCGTTGGGTCGTATTGTTCATCGGTTACCACTGTTTCAAATATCTTATAGATAGATGCTAATGTTTTATAATTTGAAATAGATGATTTAATAAATTCATCTAAATTATAAGTTTCTTTAATCTCTTTAATAAGATTATATTTTTCTTTTGTAAGCTTTTTTTCGTCTAATCTTTTACGAGCTTCTAAAATTGTATTAATAAATTGTTCTGCTTTTGATTCAGAATTATATCTTTCATTGATAAGATATTGATACAATTTTAATTCTTTTGATAATTCCTTTTTACCATTGAAATGCTCTTTCAAAATCTTTTCTGCTACTGATTTATCATTTGACATAATCTCTGAAGTGATTTGTCTTACCAATAATTCAAATATAAATCCAGTATTTTTAAACTTTGAATGTTTTATTTTTTTCATCAATTTGTATAATTTGTCAGATATAAATATATTTTTCTATGAGAATACTACTCTTTTGTTAAATCTTCTGTCAAAATAGTTTTTTTATTACCATTCATATCTTTAAATATTTCAAAATATGAACTCTTTCTTGGTTTATAAGGGACAGAACCTTCTTTTTGTTTTAAAGTTTTAATTCCTAAAGGGTCTCTTCCTTCGGGGTGGTCATCTTTACCATATCTAACGGGGTCTTTTGGTCTACCAACTTGCCCTTCTTCATCTAATTCGGTATTTAATCGATTTAATTCTTCTTCTACATTTGTCGGTCCTCCATCAGTTCCCGTAGGTTTTGCAGGGTCTACACCTTGCGTTTCAATAGATGTTAATCTGAACATTTGTTTTGTATCTTCTAATACAGCCAAAGTTAATTCATCTTGCTCATCTTTAGCCATTTTCATAACTGAATCATACATCCATTCTTTAGAGAACATCTTTGTTTGTTGCATTTGTTGAATTAGGGCTACTTTAGAAGTAAATAATTCAACTTGCTCTTGTTCGTAAATTTTAGATGGAGTAGTTAATTCCAATGTAAAGTTAGTCAATCTATCATCATCTATACCTTGTGCATATAAGTGAACAATTGCAATTTTAGTTAATTCGGATATTAAAACTTTTTGAACTCTTTCAATAGTTTTAGCAAAACGAATATCCATAGCTGCAAGAGTTGCTTTGCCATTGGTATCTTCTTCGTATCCTAAAAATGCTTTTGGAATTTTCAATGCTGCCATTAACTTACCTTTTAAGTAGTTAATATCATCAATCATATTATATTCTAAACCTTTTAGTGTATCGATGGATGTACCATTATCACTACCACGAACTGGCATATAATAATCTTCAATAAGATTTTGTACGTTATATTTTAAGTTATACTCACCGGTTCTTTCATCAACGAATGGAACTTTTTTCGATGCGTTGATAATTTTTTGCATGTAGTTATCTACTTCGTTTGGTGGGATGTTACCAACATCTACTTTAAAGATTCTCTTTTCAGGAGCTCTCATTACTCTATGGATTAACATTGCATCTTCCATCAATTGTAATTGCTTCCAAACTCTTCTACCACCTTCAACCATAGATTTTCCGTAAGGTAAAAAGTTTGCATCACCATTTAAACGAAAATGTGCTATTTCATAATTCTCATATTCTTTTTTAGCTGATTGTCCAGAATACATACTATTTGGATTCTGATAAGGTGCGTATACAAATTTAACTCTTTGTGGGTTTTCAGGGTCGAAACCTTCGATTCTACTCATTTCGTAAGTAGACATTGGCATAATGTTTACAATACCCAAATTTTCAGCCATTTCTAATTGTAAATAGAAATCACCATACTTAACCAAATTTCTTGTCCAAGGCCATAAGTTAAATTCAATATTAAGAATATCATAGAATAAATTTTCTAAAATCTGCTTAATATTATCATCTTCATGATGAATTTTTAAAATATTACCATGCTCATTTTTTGCAGTACACTCATCTGCGTAAATATCCAACGCTGATGATAAAATCGGGTCCATATCCATTGAATCGTAATCTCTAAACAAGTCAATTCTAACTTGTTGATACGCCATTGCGGATTCTAATCCTCCTAATCCAGCTCCATAGTTTGTCACTTTTAGACGTGAATAACGGTCTATAAGGTTTGTTGTCATATTCTGATACTCATCGGTATCTACGACTTTAATCCCTTTAGATGTTTGTCTAACTATGGTATTTGTTGAAAATAATTTTTGTAACCTACCGAATATTGATTTATCTGCCATTTTTGTTTATATTAATTTACAAAGATAAGTAAAATTTTTGATGTTTCCAAATTTTACCACTTTCTACAAGACCAATATCTTGCTTTGTGTCTTGGCCCTGGTTGGTCACAATTATGTCTTGCTCTAAATGATTTTCTAGCAGCAGGATTTGATTTTCTTATTCTCATTGTTTTTTCACCTTTCGATGCTGCCGATGTACCACCATGTCCAAAGTTTACCTTTACTACATTGCCAGATGGGTTTTTTACATATACTTTAAATTTCTTTACATCACCTGCCATTGGTTTACCCAATTTAACTTCTCTTCCCTGATATTCTGCTTCTCTCAAACACCCACAACCTTCGTTTAGGTTTTTATCATATCCTCTCATAAAAGCAATAAAATCCTCCATATCCTCATCCTCAACATCGTATTCTTCAGGTTCAACTAAACCATAGTTTATATCATCATCTGAATCAATATCTTCACTTACAGGTACACAATTTGGAACTTGCTTACCTCCTTTATCTTTCATACCAATTTGCTTATACCCTTTCCAACAAGGGGATTGTTCTTTTAACGGAATTAAATTAATTAGTTTCATATTAGAATAGTTTCAACATATAAATATATAATTATCTCAATAACCAACTTAAATTTTCAACTTCACCTTTACCTAAATCCATTTCATATGGGTTCTTACCTGTATACCCAGTCGAATATACACCATCGTATTGTTTTATTTGAGTTGAACTTAACATACTCTTTGTTAAATCAATACCTTCCTGTCTCAAACGAAGTGCAGTATTACGAACCCAAAGTCCAATTGCCAATGCCATCGTCAAGTCATCATTATATCCTTTCATAGCTTCTGCTCTACCACCTGTCCATATAAATGTAAACAATTCATCAATTAAACGTTGAGAACGAATCAGAATATCTTTTTCATTCATATATGTATCCAATGCTGATATGATAAGTGGACGGGTTTTAGATGTTGTAGAAAATCCTGCAACCATTTGCTTTTCATCCCTATAAAACTTATTACTCATTTGTTTTTCAACATCAATATATTTTAAGTCATTACTCATATAGAATAAATTACCATATTGTCTGTCTATGATTTGTTGAATACATGCCCAACCTACGTTTGAGTTTTCCACAACTAATAGAGCATTATTATATTCGGTTGCTAAAGATGTTAAGAAATTTCCAAAATCCTTTGTATCAATCTTACCTTTATATTCTGCAACTTGAGAACAATCATCGATATCAATTACTTGTGCAGTTGAATAATCGGCTCCATCGCCTCTGGCAACGTCAGCCACCACCATATATTGTCTATTGTAATTAGGATATTCCCAAACCCATAGATTACCATCAAATCCTCTCTTCTCAACCGGCTCCATTACATAGGTATCTTTATACCAAGTCAATAATGCCGGGTCTATTACGGTATCACCTGAACCAATAAAGTCACAATCACATTCTTGTGCTGCTCCTTTGATTCCTAAAATACGAGTTTGCTCATCTCTCCAAGCTTGATTTCTTTCAGGGTGTACAGTCCAATGTAAATTAATACAATTGAAACCATTTATACCACTTTCACCAGCTACCCAAGTTTTATGGAAGAAATTACCCACACCATTTGGTGTAGAAAGAATTACCGCAGAACCACCCGTTGATAGAGTTGATTGTGCTGATAACCAAATTTCGTCAATATCTCTAATGAATGCTGCCTCATCTACTACCAATAGTGATAGAGCTTCCGAACGTCCTGCATCTGGAGAAGATGCGATTGCTTTTACTTGCGAACCATTCTTTAATTTAAGTGATAATTTGTTATCTTCAGCTGCTGCCGTTCCACCATCTCTTAACCATACCGGTAATAAATCGTGCATAACCCTAACCTTTTCTACGAGGTTTTTAGCTACTGTCACTTTTGTTGCAATAACCAATGCATTGTAATCTTGATTGAA